GTATCTAAGCAATATTCTGGTTTAGGCACAACTATAACTTTAACATGCATACGTCGTATCACAGCAGTTCTATCTGTTACACTTTCTAATGCAAAATGTTTTGCATTGGTGGTACCAATAACCATCTTGGAATGGAACTTGATATTCCCTTTCTTTTCTAATTCAGCAAAATGCAATGCCATCTCAAAACTATTAATCATACGCACTAGCGTCATAGGTTCACCGTCAGGCTTGCCAGCAACATCACGTGCTTGTAATAGTTCATCAAAGTATGTAACATGTGTTGTGGGTTGATAACCATCGAAATATCCATTTTCACCTTGGTGATTATAGACATAATTTCCACGATTTGCTGTAAAACCTTCATATGCTGATGCATCTAAAGTTGTCGCGCAAAAAGCACTGGTCACATGTTCCATTAGCATACTTTTCCCTACGCCAGAACCCCCTTGAAGTACAACTCCAACGGGTTCTTGACGAGCTCCAGCATTGGTAACAGATCTAGCTTCAAAAACTCGTATCAATTTACCAATATTAGAATAGGCATTTTTAACAAGTGTCAATGCTCCTGTTGTATCTTTAGTAGAAGGTGTAGTCTTTATTAACCTTGCACCTTCTTGTCGCAAAGCTAAAAGAGAAACTAAATTCTCATTCGTTTTCATTAAAGTACCTTTTGCTTCTTCGTCCATGATTTTCATTACTTCATCAATGTAAAGATCAATCTCAATTATTGATGTAGAAACAAGCCTAAGACCATGTTTGTCTAAAAATCTCACCCGCACAATATTTACAACATACTGGATAACTTCAACAATGCTTTTAGAAAGAGCTTCAGCTCCTCCTTTAAATTTTTGAAGAATTCCAATTTTAGTTGTTAATTTGCTTATATCACCGCTCGTTAAAGCGAAATAAGAGCCTAATACTGTTGTCAAGATATCTGTTACAGGAACATCATCAAAACTCTGAGGTTGAACATCAGGCGTTAACAATTTTTGAATTTGTAAAACGATTTTTGCCA